TATGAATTTCTTGGGATTTTTCAGCAGTTCTAGATATTGTTCTTGCGCTAGGTTGCGTGGAACAATCGTTACCTGCTTATTTCTTTTCAAATAGGGCTTGATTTGGATCAAGTTATTTGCGTCAGGATTGAAACGTGGATCACGTTGTACCTGCTCTTTATCGTTACGTCTTCTTGCTCTGGACAAATTATGCCTCCGTAAATTGAAGATCGACCTGCATAGATATTTACATCAGATTAAAAAAACATGCCCAAAAAGGGCATTTATAAATACTTTCATGAAATGGCAAACTTTACAAATTACCCCGCCTAGAAATACGAATAATATATACAGATATCTCAAAGATGTAGAATCAGTTCAAGTAAACGAAGAAAATGAATGGTACTGTCACAATGATGGCTGGACTGCGGGCAATACTGAAATATATGTGGACAAAGGCAAGTCCACATTGTTAATTACAGTAGGGGATTCATGTACATATGGCGAAGGTGTTGATCCAATTAGTCATAGACAACATCGTTGGGATATACATGATAGAATAGAAAAAACGTACAGTGGAAAAATTGCTAGAATTTTAGATAGCGATTTATGGACCTTTGCATTACCTGGTAATAGTAATAGCGGAATGTTTACCGCGTTATTTAGAATATTAGATAATGTGCCTGTAGGTCGATATAAAAAAATAAAAGTGTTGTTACAATTAACAAGTGGTGATCGAGATGTGTCGTATATGCTTCCAGATGACCATCCTATACAGCCATTAATAAATTTAGCAAGAACCAATATAGTAAAAATACCAATGGAGCAATGGTTTATAAATTACGATAATATATGGTTTGATTTATTGGATCAACAAATTGCCAAACACACAGGATTAAATTTAGATGTTGTAGTGTTTAAAGCACTTAATAAAATTTGGACACCTAGACGAGATTTTAAATTCAAATTAATTGAAACAAGCTGGATAAAATTTAATGCGGCTTGGAATGGCGTAGATCTCACTGAGTTTTATTGTGGGCATCCTCAGTTTTATGAAGAAGCATTATCTTCTAAATTTATTATTGATAATTTAAATTTTAAAAATCAAGATTTAGATAGATGGGAAAAGTGTGTAAACTTTTTACATGTTAATAGTGATACTTGCCGAGCTGATCATCCTAGCGAATATAGTCACGGGCTGTGGACACAATTTTTATTAAATCAAACTGGTTGGAATCAGTTTATTTAAAACGTAAAGCACCGTCATATTGATCAGCACCTATATTAGACGCTTTAAGAAATTCAGCACGTTGCTCAAAATTATAGTTGGTCCATAGTTCATTAATTTTATAAGAATCAGAAAATAAATCCTTATCAGTATCTCTATCTGATATTACATTAGGTCTTAATATATTAGACGAGAACCAATTTTGTTGTACTGGCGTTAAGTTATAAGCCATTGCATAGTACCATAATTTACTGTGGCTACTAGTTAGTAATGGTTTAATTTTTTCCATGGAAAGATTATAATCACCTCGTTGATTCCATATAACGTGCTCTGTACTTTGCATTAAAAAAGTATGATCCTCTAATCCCTGATATTGAAAATTTCCAGTTACAAAAGGAACAGCTTCTACTCTAGTTGAACCAACTTCATTTGCTCCTGGCCAAACTGGTGTGCTGTTTAATCTAAACACAAGGTCAGTACGAGTATCTAATACCATATCATATCTAGTATCAGTTGCAAGTTCTTCTTTAAATTTGAATTTTTGTAAAAATAGACTTTGATACGCAGGGCCAGTCCATGAATCATAAAATTTATGATTATCTAAAATGTTCCAAGATTTTAAATTTTTATCTTTAAAATCATCTTTAATAGATTCATAATTTACATTGTTGGATTTCCACAATGCTACAAAATAATCAACTTGATAAGCAAGCGGGTCACAAAATTCAAATATACTTTGTTTAGTATAATGCCAAGTTCTAGGATGCCCTCTTAAGAATACCGCTAACTTATTCAATTTCATAAGATATTAAATTCTTTACAATATTCATACATATGGTCAGCCCACATTATGTGTCCTAACTCATTGGGGTGATTAACGTACAGTACTTTTTCTTTAGTTTTCTTGGTAATATAGTTGTGAAATGTCCCAGTTTCTGGTTCATTTTTATGCATAAATGTAATAGGATCTACACAATTCCATATCTTTATATCGCGTAAGTCTGCTTGATTGTGATTATTTTTTATGTATTTGTTGTCATCCCATTCATGTATCATGGCTTTGTGATGATGGTAAAATGCTTGATGCATTACATATTTTATATTCAAACTTTTTAATAACATCTGAGTTTGCCAAACCTGCATGATCCAACGATGCATATATTCTTCAGTGGTCCAGAAGTTTGTTATGTACAGATCCCTAAAATCATTTAAACCTGACTGGGCATAATCGTGTTTCCATAAAGGATAAAAAGTTATCCATCGGCCATTTTCACCCGGTAATCTATCTTTGTAACAAAAGTCTTTTCGTTCTGGGCTTGTCCATCCAATATTAACAAACAATTCGCTAGTATCTTTGCCAGCAATATACCCGTAACTGCTCAACCATCTGAATAATTGCCTAACGATTGTGTCATTTGAAGTACCAGGAATGGATAAATCTACTATTTTTGTAGCGTTTACTTTGTTGCCAAATAGTTTTATATACCTGTGTTCTTGCCTATAATTTAAACTTTTTCCAGTTTTTTCCCATTCGGTGGAATAATTATCCGATACACGGTCATCTGGATGTACCAATTCAGTACCGTGAGCCCAACTATCACCGCAATTTATTAAAATCATCTAACTACCTTTTAAAATATTTATTAGCAGGTTTAACAGGTTTTAAATATTCCTAAACATAAATACTTGATATAAACGAGAACCCCCATGCACGATATTATAGACGTAATCAAAAACATACAAAAACTTGCTGAAAACGACAATGCTTTCAAAGTTATCAAGGACTTTGAACGAGTAATCGACGAGTTGGATCTATATGTTTTTAAAAACTGGGAAGAAGGCGAGCTTGTTGCCGGACCAGATGTAGGGCGTTACTCAGTTAAATGCAGTTTTATGTGGCATGAAAAAGAAATGCCAGATCCAGAAGGTGCAAAAAGATTATATGATTACGGATGCCAAGTTGTTTACAAGCGTGAACATATTATGGTTCCACGCAAAATTAAACATCCAGATGATTTTAGACCTGGCACAAAGAAGGGTAAGATTGATGCACACCCAGTTTGGGTAGTAGACATTACTATGCCAAAGAAATTAATGCAAGATGTTTATATTGGACAAGAAAATAGAGACACTGTTCAGATGGCTAAACTAATGAAATACAAACAAGACGGCACATCTGACACAGGCGAGTTAGGATTAGAGGAACCAAATAATGACACAGCAGAAGAAGCAACGCCAACAGCGTAAATTGGACGAAAGTCTTCGTCCTAAGGATCTTAAAGATTTCGTTAGCGAAGTATTCACTGTGGATCAGTACAAAAGCAAAATGGGCAATGACGCTGATGTTGTTGTATTAGGCTTTCGTGTAAAAGAAAAACACCCTGCATTGGATCTAGTAGAATTTATTGAACGCGGTTATCAGTTTGTACTTGATGCAGACATGAGTACCGGCGAAGAACATGATGGTCAATATCAAGTGTTTGTTGAATTAGAACGCAACCAACAACTACCAGAAAATTTAAAACACTTACTTGCAGGTGTAGGCAAATTGACGGGCACTGAAGAGTGGCGTTTTAGATATCAAAAAGCACCTAACAGCGTAGAATTTAATTCTAAATCAGTTATGGAGCATATTCCAATGACTCCTGCAGACTATGACAACAAGATTAATGAAATCAAAACAAACGATGTTCAAGAATTCTTTGATCAAGGTACTGTTGAAGTTGCATTAGAATCAGATAATACTATTACGTTTAGTAAACCGTATAGTGGAGATGTAGATGCTACATTTATTGCTATCGGTGATTATGAAAATGTTAAAGAAACACTACCAGGTGCGTTAGCATTAGACGAAAGTAGCAATAGTCAAGTAACGTTTTTAAACAAATATCTAGGTAACTACGATATAAACAAGGTTGGAGACAAGTTTCTGATTAGAAACGGTACCCGTGCGGTTGTCATCCAAAAAAATAGGTGGTAATGTGTGGTTTCTGAGTTTTATACCAGATAGTTTTTTACATTTAGTTATTTTAAGCGTATTAGGAACAGGCGGGGCACTTTATCTTTTTGGCCTGTTTATCAATTTTTTCCCAGCCGCATATCCTTACAAAGAACCAATTCGTATACTTGCTACTGTTTTAATGGTATTAGGTGTTTATGGTGAAGGCAGTTATGCTAACGAAATGAGTTGGCGTTTGAAAGTTGCAGAAGCACAGGCTAAAATCGCAGAAGCTGAAGCAAAGTCTGCAGAGGTTAATACCGTAATACAAACTAAAATCGTAAAACAAAAAGAGATTGTACATGACAAGCAAATCGTAGTACAAAAAGAAATACAGATCAACGAAAAGCTGATTGATGCAGAGTGCAAGTTAGACCCAATTGTAGTTAAAATTTTAAATGATGCGGCTGCTAATCCATTTGGGGGTGCAAAATGAAACGTTTATTAATAATGCTGTTTCCTTTAATGGTGCTTACAGCTTGTAATGACGATGGAGTTCCCGTTGTTGTTAAATTTCCAGATGTTCCGCAAGACTTAATTACTGCTTGTCCAGATCTAGCAAAGTTAGATCCAGCTAAAACTGTAGAATTAAGTCAAGTAATATCAGGAGTCACCGCCAACTATTCCCAATACTACGAGTGCAAAGTCAAAGTAGACAATTGGATTGAATGGTATAACTCACAAAAGAAAATATTTAATAGCCTAAAATGAAAAAATTAGATTTAATGGAAGAAGCCGTTGCACTCAGCAACTACCATTTCGATAACAACCGTATCGATCCAAGATTTGATGGAGCACAAGTACTAGGTCGCTTTGAAGGCGATTGGTCTGACGAAGTGGAGCAAATGATTGAAATATCTAAAACTCGTTCATTTGGTACTAGAAATCTAATAGAAGGGCAAGTTAATGTTGACTTAGATAATCCTAGTGGAGAAAAAACTGATTATAAAACAATGATTGAAGGATTCCGTCCTTATGAAAAGGAATTCTTTGATAAGACTGATTTAGACTATTACGGCTATCCTATTATTAACAAGACGAATGAAATTGGACCAAAAGTTACAGCATTGTTCAATGCTTTTAAATTTGCGGCCCCTACTACCTATACGGTACATATTCAAAAAGTTGGGCAAGTATTCCCATACCATATTGACTTCTTCCATCGTCGTCGTTGGAAAGATGTTCCACAAGACAAACTAATCCGTGTGCAAGTTATGTTAAATGACTGGCAACCTGGTCAATGTTTGGGATATGGCAACAGTGTGTACACTGGCTGGCGTTCGGGCGAGTTTCATACATTTGACCATGTCAGTGTTCCTCATTGGACATCCAATGCTAACTATATTCCGCGTGTATCATTATTAATTACAGGTGTAAAAACTCCAGAAACTGAGGATTTTTTATACCGAGCAAGAACTAGTAAAACTATAAAGGCAGAATAATGAAAAAACTATTGCTGTTGCCGTTAATATTGTTGTCAGGTTGCACTTTATTAGATGCATATCTAATGACTCACTATGATCCTAACGAGTACAAACTAATCACAGATATACGTGCCGAAGCACAGTTGTTTAAAACCCAGTGTGACGATCCTGTAGCCAGCAAGGCCAATGCTGCCAAAGTAGCAAATGACACACAGTTGTTTGTTTTATACAGCGAACATGTACCAAGAAATGACTTAATCATTAGTTCTAGTAAGGATTTACATACTATAGCACAGGGTCTAGCAGATCAATATGCTAAGTTTGATAAAGTGAGTCCAGGGTTTTGTAAGATTAAATTTACCAGCATAGAATCAAATGCTGACAAAATGCAAACAACTATCGCAGGGAGACCAAGATGAGCGTAGAAACATTCCAAGGCCAGCTAGGCCAAGCATATACTAGCCAAGATCCAGCTATTAGCCAAGCGGCACTTTCTGCTAATCAATATACAGAAATGTTCAAACAGGGTCAATTAACAAAAGATGAATACCAACAAGCACTAGCAGATCTTGCTATTTCAGCAAGAATTAATCAAAGTATGAATGACATGAATAATTTAGAAATGTTAAATACTGCTATTAATGGGTTAATCACATTAGCAAGTTTAGCGGGGTAAAAATGGCAGACTGTACACTAACACAACAACAATTATCACAAATTATACCAGGTAATCCATATCTGGAACATTGGTTTAATGCGTTATCACAAGCATTGCCGGATTATGATATCAATACTCCACAACGTATTGCGGCATTCCTTGCACAATGCGGACACGAAAGTGGCGGATTTACTGCTATCAAAGAAAACTTAAACTATCAAGCCGCAAGTTTATGCCGTGTTTGGCCACATTACTTCAATGCAGGTAATGCAAACGATTATGCACATCAACCTGAAAAGATTGCCAATAGAGCGTATGCTAATCGTATGGGCAACGGTCCTGAAGAAAGCGGCGATGGATATCGTTTTTGCGGAAGAGGATTGATTCAATTGACAGGAAGATCAAACTATCAAGCATTTGCAGATAGTATTCAAGAAGATATTAACAATTTACCAGATTACCTAGCAACATTTGAAGGCTGTGTTCAGTCAGCTTGTTGGTTCTGGGAAGCAAATAATCTTAATGCTGTTGCTGACACTGGCGATATTGTCAAAATGACTAAGATTATTAACGGTGGAACACTAGGATTAGATGATCGTACAGCACGATACCACCACGCACTACAAGTTTTAGGAGCATAAGAATGGCACTATTAGATTCAGTATTAGGGTTAGTTAACAAAACACCAAAAGATCCGGACGCACCAAAGCCTCCAGTAGGCAGTCGTAGCGAACGTGAGGCTAAAATCAAAGACAAAGCAGGTATGGTAATTAACGTGTTTGCTTTGATGTTAGCAATCAATACATGGTATGGTGGTAAACTATCAAGCACAGTAATGAATGATACTATCAAAGCAAATGATACATACAGTTTTTACCAAGCAAAAAGTATTAAACAAAGTTTAGCAGAACAATCATTATACGAAGCACAACGCAGTGGTGATAAAGCTCGTGCTGAAGAAATGAAGGCTAAAATTGATCGCTATGAAAACGAACCTAAAGAAGGTAAAGTAGCATTATTAGCCAAAGCAAACGCATTAGAAGCTGAACGCAACGATGCAAAAACACGTAGTCCATGGATTGGGTATGCTAGTACAGCATATCAAATGGCAATTGTATTGTTATCCGCAAGTATTCTTGCTGTTAACATGATGTTGTTTTGGTCCAGCTTTGGGGTAGCAGGCTTAGGTCTATTATTAAGCCTAAATGGCTTATATCTTTGGTTTTAAGGAGAGATTAAATGGCAAGTAAGAGCGATAACTGGATGCAACAATTATGGCGTCCTATGATGGGGTGGATGTACATGTTGGTATGTACTTGCGACATGATTGTATTTCCAGTTTTATGGGCATTCTGGCAAGGATATAACCATGTACCTATTACACAATGGAACCCATTAACACTACAAGGTGCTGGCCTATTCCATATTGCCATGGGTGCAGTATTAGGTATTAGCGCATTTGGTCGTACACAAGAAAAACTAGCAGGCACAGCCGCTAATCCAACTGCTACAGAACAAATTTCTGTAAACACTACTAACATGAGTGGTGTACCAGCAGGTGGTATGGGCGGCGGATTTGGAGGAGCAAGTAATGGCGGATTCGGTTCATCAACAGGCGGCGGCTCAGCATTTGGCGCTCCGGCAGCAGGAGGCTTCGGTGCACCAGCCGGTGGTTTTGGTTCAGCACCAGCATCTACCGGGTTCGGGGCACCAGCACCAACCGCAGGTGGCTTTGGCGGAGGCGGGTTTGGAAGCACACCTCCAACAAATACAGCACCAGCACCAGCACCAGTCACAGGGCAAGTAGCACCTGGATTTGGCGGGAAACTTGGTCCAGTCCCAGCGGCTGACCCAATCATATAAGGAAATTTAAAATGAAAAAATTATTACTAGCATTGTCGTTATTCGCATTTTTAGGAACTGCATTTGCAGAAGCTGAAACAAAAAAAGTTTGCCACGATGAGACTAAAAATGGTAAAACTGTTGCAGTTTGCAAAACTATCAAAGTTCACAAAAAACTAGAAGGTGACGACAAAGTTCCAGTTAAGAAATAATTAGTTCTTGACATTCCCATAAAGGTATAGTATATTATTACTATACCTTTTTTCTATTATGGCAGATTACTATCAAACATTAGGCGTGGATAAAACTGCGTCAGACGACGAAATTAAAAAGGCTTTTCGTAAACTTGCGATGAAGCATCACCCAGACCGCGGAGGTGATGAAAACCAATTTAAACAAATTCAAGAAGCATATGCTACATTGAGTGATCCACAAAAACGAGCAGAGTATGATAATCCTCGTCCACAGTTCAATGGAGTGGGTGGAGGATTTGGTGGCGGGATGCCTCCTGGATTTGAAGATATTTTTGGCCAAATGTTTGGTGGTAATCCATTCTTTGGACAAGGATTTAGACAACCACAGCCAGTACGCAACAGAACATTAAACATAAACACCAATATTTCATTAGAAGATGCGTTCCATGGTAAAGACATGCTGGCAAATTTACAGTTGCCTAGCGGTCGAGATCAAGTTTTAGAAGTTAAAATCCCTGCAGGTATACAAGATGGTACAACATTGAGACTAGCAGGCATGGGTGATGATAGTGTACCTAATGCACCAAGAGGTGATATTCACCTTACTGTTAACGTTGACCAACATCGTGTATTCTTAAGACAAGGTGATGATCTTGTTCGCAAAGTAGATATCACTTGTATTGATGCAATGTTGGGTAAAAATATTACTGTAGATACTATTGATGGCAAGACTTTAGATGTTAAAATTAATCCTGGCACACAGCACGGACAGATATTAGCCGCATCAGGTTACGGAATGCCTAAAATGAGCGACAATAGATTTAAAGGACGTATGCTGTTGTCCATTAACATCACTATACCAACGCTGAATGAAGCACAAAAACAAATACTGAGTCAAATAAACATTTAAATATCATTATGAATATAGTAACATTTCCAAATAACATATTAAGACAACGCATTGAAGATTTTGATTTTGAAAATCCATCAATGGATCCTATACAATTAGAAAAGGATATGATTGAAGCAATGCTGGAACACGATGGCATTGGACTTGCGGCTCCGCAAGTAGGGATATCAGCTCGTGTGTTTGTTATGGGACACAAAGCCAGTCCTGAATTATCACAGGCATTTTTTAATCCAGTTGTGGTTAAATGGACTGAGGAAACCGAGGATTTGGAAGAAGGATGTTTGAGCTTTCCTGGAATATTTGTTAATATTAAGCGTCCTAAGAAAATTGTAGCAAGGTGGCAAACTAGCAAAGGAGAATGGCAAGAAGCAGAGTTTGATGGTTATAATTGTAAATGCTTCCTTCACGAATTAGATCATCTAGAAGGTATAGTGTTTCAAGACAGAGTAAGTAGTTTAAAATGGGCAATGGCCATTAAGAAATCCAAACCTAAAAAATTAAAAACAGTAAGATTAAAAAGGAAATTTAAGTAATGTTGGAACCTAGCAAAGACCTAGAAAAGATTTTTGAAAAGGCTGTTGAAACAGCAGCCAGTCATAATCACGAATATATCACATTAGAACATTTCCTATACGGGTTATTAAACAATGAACAATTTGTAGGAATTTTATCTGACTTTGGTGCCAATACTAAACAGCTCAAAGATGATGTTGAGCAATATATTGAAAAAGAATTGTTGGACATTGTAAACCCCAATGCTGATAAACCTAAAAAAACTGAAACTGTTGAACGTATGTTGAATCGTGCATTTACACAGGTAGTTTTTAGCGGACGTCAAACTATTGATCACATTGATTGCTTCTTAAGTTTGTTTTCAGAAAAGAAAAGCCATGCCAGATACTTTATCAACAAAGCCGACATTGACAAAGACAAATTTATTACATTCCTAAATAAGGAAGTAGCAAGGGAAGAAGTTGAAGAAGAAAACAAAGTCAGTCCGCAAGTTGAAAGAATGATCAATCAGTTTTGTGTGAACTTGAGTGCAAAAGCCAAGTCCAAAAAACTTGATCCAGTTATTGGTCGTGAAAAAGAAATTGATGACATTACACTTATTTTGGCAAGACGTACCAAGTCTAATGCTATTCTAATCGGCGATCCTGGCGTAGGTAAAACTGCTATTGCAGAAGGTATCGCACGTAAAATCCACGAAGGTAAGGTGCCTAAATTTATTCAAGGGCATACTGTATTGAGCTTGGATATCAGTGCTATGATTGCTGGTTCAAAGTATCGTGGAGATTTTGAGGAACGCCTTAAGGGAGTTATCTCAGGCTTGGAAAAGCGTGGCAATTGTATTTTGTTTATTGACGAAGCACACATGATGAGTGGTGCTGGTTCAGCTGGCAACAGTGCCAACGATATGAGCAATATGCTTAAGGGCACATTAGGCAAGGGCGGCATTAAAGTTATTGCCAGTACAACGTGGGAAGAATATCGTAAACACTTTGAAAAGGATCGTGCTCTAATGCGCCGATTCCAACGTGTTACTGTAGATGAGCCAACTGAAGCAGTTGCTATTCGAATCCTTAAAGGACTTAAGAAGTATTACGAAAAACATCACGGTGTTAAAATTACTAACCAAGCAGTTATTGATGCTGTAAAATATTCTAGCAAGTATATTACAGATCGAAAATTGCCTGACAAGGCTATTGATTTGATTGACTGTGCTAGTGCTCGCTTTAAGGTCAAGGATCAAGAAGGCGGGGTTGTTGACCATGAAGAAATCCTATTTGAAATTAGCAAAATCACAAACTTGCCATTAGAACAAGTTACAAATAAAGAAAATGCCAACTTGTCTAGTTTAGAAAAGAATATGAAGTCTAGTGTTTATGGACAAGAGACTGCTATTGACAACTTATTAGATAAAGTGTTTATTGCACAGTCTGGTTTGAAATCTTTAAACAAGCCTGTAGGTAGTTTCTTGTTTGTTGGTCCAACGGGTGTTGGTAAAACTGAAACTGCAAAACAATTGGCAAACAATTTAAATGTTAAACTTGTTCGATTTGATATGAGTGAATATCAAGAACAACATAGTGTTGCCAAGTTCATCGGTAGCCCTCCTGGATATGTAGGGTTCGATGACAATGCTGGCCAATTGATTACACAATTACAGGAAAATCCTAACTGTGTGTTATTGTTGGACGAAGTTGAAAAAGCTCACCCCAGTATGCTTACCGTATTGCTACAATTGATGGATAATGGTTTCATTACAGGTAGTAATGGTAAGAAAGCTGACGGACGTCAAGCAATTATTATCATGACAAGTAACTTAGGTGCTAGCGATGCTGAAAAGAATTCAGTAGGATTTGGTAGTTTAGAACGTGACGGTGATCCTAAAGATGCTGTCAATAAGTTCTTTGCACCAGAGTTCCGCAATCGTTTGGATGGTATTGTACGCTTTGGCAAGTTGGATAATGCTACCATGGTGCTAGTTGTTAAGAAATTTATTGGTGAACTTAATGCGTTGATCAAAGATAAAAACATTGTAGTCAAGGCTAATAATGATGCACTTGCGTATCTTGTTAAGAAAGGTTTTGATAGCAAAATGGGTGCTCGTCCTCTGCAACGTATTATCGATGATATGATTAAGCGTCCACTAAGTAAAGAAATTTTATTTGGCATGTTAACCATTGGCGGAGTTGTTGAAATTGTTGTTGAAAATGACAATCTAAAACTGACATTTGTTGACCCGCTACCAGTAAAAAAGGTAACAGATGATACCAACAGAACACAAAACGACCAAACTGTTTTATAACAAGTGGCCGTATAAGCTAGTAGTATTGCAAGACAGTGCCTATTATATTAGGCACCGTGGTCCTAAATGGGTGTTAGCTCAAGCAGGAACGCCTGGACGAGCAATGTTTCAAGAAAAAGATACAATCAACTTTGCCACGAGGATGCTAAAGTATTGGGATCGTGATATACAACTACGAACATCTGGGACTACGTTGAGTATTTTTTGCAAGGAAGAAAAATTATTTTACGAAATGGAAATTGACTTTGCTCGTTGGGCTCACGAAGTACATGCACCTGCAAATAGAGAAGAACTTAATTTTCTAATGGCTCAAACTGCTAAGAAAGTAATATGCAATACCCTACCGCATAAAAAATACAAGTATAGAGTCAATATCAAATCTACAATGAAGCCAGATCTTAGACCTAATTTTCTAAACTGGCTTGCAAAATACAATCAAAAAAGTAGTGTTGCCGACCATACAATTAAATGGGCTATAAATGGATTAAGCGGGTACGGGTTTAATCCCTGTGTGTTGATTGAAGATTCACCAACCCTTACGATGGCTATGCTGTTTTTAGGGGACAATGTTAGAAACATTGAAGAATTTGTTCCAAGGTTTAGCATAAATACTAGTCTAGAACAGGATAACACATGTCAGCACTTAGCATAGCCCTTGAATTTACCAACTATCTGGGAACAGCCAGCGTAACAGTAATGTACCCTAATAGTGGGTCGGGTGTTATGTCATACTTTAGTGCCGCAGAAAAAGGTGATGGTTACTACGGAAGTAGTGATGGCTTACATACCGTCATGTATACATGTACTCCTGATTTTGTAGGAACTGTTACAATGCAAGCAAGTCTAGCCACTGCTCCTACTAACTCTGATTGGTTCAATATAATTGGAACAACCAGCACTTATACCCAAACAATGAACCGCAATACCAGCACCGTAGATATCTACAACTTTACCGGCAATTTTGTATGGGTTCGAGGGCATGTTTCCATCATTAACGGGCAAGTTCAGTCCGTTCTTTATAATCACTAATTTCCCGTTTGTTTTATTTGTAATAAATACTCGATAGTATTACTATCGCGGCAATTTGTTGTGATTAATAAGGAACAAACATGTTATTAAAAGAATTCTTCGGTAAAGCCAAAGATATCAATAAAGAAATGCGTAAGGAACGTGACGATCAAGGTATTGGCAACGATCTATTCTGGTTTATTATTGATCACGATCGCCTTCATAAAGATTATTTTCACCCAGTAGCTAAAAAAGTTCACCACAGTCACAAGTCTGGTAAGTTAGGTAAAGAGGACATGGTTAAAGAATTTATGCCCATGGTTAAAAAAGGTAGTATGGAATTCTATGAAAAGAACAAACTTCCTGGAAGATACGAAGATCACTTTAGTAAAGAATTCATGAAAGACATGTGCGAGCGTGTGTATGACCACTACCGTGAAGATATTATACACGGCAAATATCAGATAGGGGTCTAAGATGCAAGTACATGAAGCTGGTAAAAGATTATCATCCGCAGGTATTGAAGTATCGCGTGTTACAAAACAAGCATTTCTTTCTGCAAAAAATCGTATCAATCCATTACTGCTAAAAGCAGGCATTAACGCAGGTTGGACATCTGGTGGGGCTGGAAGTTTTGATCCTGGTCATCCTTACCCTGGTACATTAAAACAAGATTCAGGTGATATCGACATTATGATCGATCCACAAGAATTATTACAAAAGTTTCCAGCAGATATTGAAGCATGGAACCAAACAGCAACTAAACCAATGGGTGCAAAAGCGTTAGCAAACGCAATGGCTGACCCTGCAAAAAAAGCCAAGTTACAAATGTCAGCCAGCAAAGCCGCATTAGCAAATTACATGACCAAGAACGGCATGGCTACAGATCCTGGCACTCTTACGGTACACTATACTGACAATGGTAAGAGCTATTCAATTGATTTATTAGTAAGACCAAAAAGCGCATGGTCATTACATACACATGACTTTAGTAAAGATCCAGAAATGCGTGGCGGGGATTTATGGAATGAATTATATCCAACACTGGCCAAATTAGCAAGTCAATCTACAGTCATTGATCCTAAGACAGGTGAAGAAAAAGGCAATTTACAATTCAGTCCTGATCATGGACTAGTTGATAGAAATACCAAGCAAGTAGTTGCCAGTGGTGACAACAAAGATAAGATTGCTAAAATGTTAATCAGTCCCGAAGTAACTGCAAGAGATATTTCTAGTTTGACTGGCATTCGAACAGCACTACAAAAATATGCTCCTGAAAAATGGGAAGCAGTTAAAAACTTATTTCCAGCTCCTCCTATCCAAGAAGGTAGTAGAGAGTGGTTTAGATTTATAATGGACAGTGTGCGATGAGATTAAGAGAATTATTTGAAGGTGGTTGGGATACAACCTTAACGCAGAATACTGTGTTAAAACCTGCCATTGTGGGTCATGCGCTAAAAGTAGTAGATCAATTTGTTATAGATTTTAATAAATTTTTACAAACAAAAGGATTAGCGCCAGTCAAGCGTGGACGTCCAACAGGATCCAGTGCTCACCATGAAGCCGATGTACAGGATAATCCAGAAAAGATTTATGGTGACATTGATTTACAAATGATTGGACCACCTGTTGAAGGTACTAGTTATGGACAATTCACAGCACATTGGAATAAACTTGCAGACGAGTTTGTTAAGTCTGGTGGTGCTCCTTATGTAGATACTAGTGAAAGTAAACCAGGACATCCTATTTTTAAAATTGGTGCAAATGATTATGTTCAAATTGACTTCATGTGGCATGAAGAAAAGATGAAAGATTGGGGCGCTAGTCGTGTAACTCCTGAGCGTGGTGTTAAAGGTTTGCTAACTGGTAATATGTTCAGTGTGTTAGGTGAATTACTTGACATGAGTATACAACATGCCGGTGTACAGTTAAAAGTAGTAGATGGCGCACACGTTCCATTTAGTAAACAAAAAGGTACACAAACACTCACAGTAAGTACCAATCCAAAAACATTTATCTATGACACGTTTATGTATCTAGCCAAACAAGCTGGCATTACAAAGCCTAGAGTAGATCCACTATTAAAACAATTTCCTGGCAATGACATTGCAGATGTTAAGATTAGTAAATTAGTTAATGGTGTAATGGGTTTTGCACGTAGTTGTGAAGCTAGTGGAATGTTTGGACAGGGTGCTCTACATCCCTGGGACAATGCTACAGATTTCATCCGTGACTTCTGGAGACGCTACGAAGAAAAAGCACAAATAGATATTGCAGGTAAGAAGCGTGATAAGGCGCAAACTCCACAAGCTATTGCTCGTGCAGAAGAAGATAGAAAAAAGATCCAACAAGGTCTTGATATGGTTAAAGGATATTTCACATTATGATCTTAAGAGAAATGTTTAAAAGCCCGCGCAAGATAATTCGTGAAGGTATCGACCATCCTGAAGATTTAATTATTGCCAACGGTACAAAAGGTGCTCAACAAGTAGTACAACAACTTGCTAGTCTACAAAAAAATGCAGACACAGTGACAATTAAATGGGATGGATTCCCAGCTGTTGTATTTGGTAGAGATAAATCAGATAACCTTGTGTTTACTGACAAACATATGTACGATAAAATTTCCAAAGGTAAAATGGATTTTATGACTATTCGTGCATACGATGAAGAACGTGGTGCAAATCGTAGTAGTCTTTGGGAACACGAAGCAGTACTTCGTCCAGCATTGGAAAGAGTTGTACCAGCTGGAAAAGACTTTTATTACATGGGCGACTTGATGTGGACTGGTACTCCTCCCACTAAAGATGGGTTCTTTGTATTCAAACCAAATACTGTAGAATACCGTGTTGCCATTGAAGGCGAACTAGGTCACAATATTTCTCGTAGTGTTGGCGGTATTGCTGTACACACTTATATTCCTGGCTTAGGTCAAGGAGATACTCCACTAACTGGATTAAAAGGTCTACAAGAGAATCAAGGCATTACATTCTTAGTTGGCGAAATGCGAGACAAACCTAAAGTCAGTGTAGATCCTCAGTTAGTTAAACAGACACAACAGATTATTGCAGAACATGGCCCAGCAGTTGATAAGTTTATGGCAGACTTAACAGCAATGAAGGGCAAGAGTGTTATTACTGCAATGGGTCCGTTTATTACTAATATGTTAGAAGAAAATGATATTAGTAACGATATTGTTCCACGCTTTTTAGAATTCTTAAAAGGTCGATTAAGTAGTGCGGCTGCTGAAAAGATGTTGGGTCAAAAACAAGATGGTTGGCTATATCAAGAAGATGGTGGTGGTCCTGGATTGTTAGGCATATGGACCATGTGGGCCGCAGTTACAGAACTTAAATTGCACATCAAAGAACAAATTGATACACAGCAACAAGGTAGTGAAGTTATTGCTATTACTGACGGATTAGATGCACACGAAGGTTATGTGTTCGGTGGTGGTAAAGACAAACTTAAACTAATTGATCGTTTGGGATTTAGTCGTGCTAACTTTGCTAAACATAGAGTTGATCCTACTGAAATTGAAGCCAAAAAGAATGGCCCAATGGCAGCATTTTGTTTTGGACGTATGAATCCCCCAACACTAGGACACAAACTAGTAATGCAAAAAACTATTGAAACTGGCGGGGCTAACAGTTTTATTTTTGTAAGCAACAGCGCTGGTACTAAGGATGATCCTTTAGACCCTGCAACCAAAGTTGCATTTATTAAACAAATTTATCCTGCGTTTGCCAAACACATTGTTTCTGACAGTGTGCAAGGACCAATATATGCGGCCAACTGGTTGTATGATAAAGGATTCCGTAATATGACATTTATTGGCGGCAGTGACCGTTTAGGCAAAGCCGCAGGTAGTATTGAAAAATTATTAAACGGTTGGAACAGTGGTCCTGTTCGTTCAACTGACCATGCTCGTGGTCCAAATGGACGAGAATATGTACATTTACAATTTGTAAGCAGTGGAGAGCGCGATGCTGATGCTCCAGGCGTACAAGGTATTAGTGGGTCGCTAGCACGTAAGTATGCGGCGGAAGGCAATGAACAAGGGTTCCAGCAAGCAACAGGAGTTGGAGCAAATATTAAAGTTAATGGTAAAACACTATACCAAGCAACAAGGGAAGGTATGGGAATACAAAATCAACCAGCGCAGCCACAACCACAACAACAGCAACCTGTTGCAGAAGGTGAAGCAAACTACGGTCCTGAATATCAAGCAATGGTTAAACGTGTAGGACAGTTGGCTAAAGAAGGCCCACGTAAAACTGTTTGGGATCCTGTTAAACGTGTATACAAAACAGTACCAGTTAATGCTCCTAAAAAAGATGCCCCAGTAAAAGAAAAAATGATGCCAGCAAGTAATTTTGCAGGCAGTAAAAAGAATAAACTTGGCACAGCAGGACAATTAAAAGCAACAGCGGATCATGCTCGTGCAGGTGATTTAGTTGGCGGGGCTGAAGAAAGTTATGATGGCGGAAGCTATGCTATTAACAAACCAGGTTATAGTGGGGAAGCTAATTATACAGCAAAACCTAACTGGCGTGGTCAAAATATTGGCGAAAGTTGGGTAGCAGACAAAGCCAACGCCCTAGCCAAATTAATTGAAAGCCAATTAAAATGAAACAGTTTTATATTACTAAAGAAAATATAACGCAAGATAGTCCCGATGACTGCTATCTTGCACCTGAAGATCCTATACATGAATTAAAAATTGCCAGTTACATGGGCGGGTTAGGTAGTACAGTTAAACTAGCCGAATACAGAGCTAAAGTTGCTGAAGCAAATAAACTAAATATAGACAGCGCTGGAATGAGTGGCAATGATAAAGCACAATACATGAAGGCTAACAATATTCGTCCAGGAACTCCCGCTTGGTTTGAACTATGGTACGGTCAAGGAACAAAAGATGAGAGCAAAAGAATTCGTTAAAGAGGCAAAAGATTATGCCGGTCCTTCTGGGTTTCATCCAGACAGTGTCAGCAGTCTTCCAGATAGCCACATATGGCCAGAGTTAGACAATAGTTCTGGATATATGGCATATAGATTTGGTGTCGCTGTAGCAGGTATGCCGAATCAAAAAATGGATGTTGCTGGACCAACTGGACTTAAAATGGTTACCATTGGTTATACACAAGCAGAAAGAGATATTCTAGATGCAACCGCAGGTATGGTAGGTACGCCAAAAGTCAGACTTACCCCTGGTGGTAGCAAAGAACTTGCAGATACATATACAAAAAGCCCTATAGCAGATTGGAGGAAAAAGAAATGAACAAAGAATTTAAAGCTAAACAGTTTAACGACACAACCGTTTATACTTTAGAATCTGCCACAAGTGGCGGTACTAGCTCAGCAATGGGCGCATCAGTTAGTAAACCGATGGGACTTATTGTTCAAAGTAGAATGGGTCCTACAGAAACTCCTAAGCCACGTAACTTTGTAGCTAAAAATGCCAAGATGGGCGGCGCTGGTCAACACAAAGATAAGAAAAAGGCCGAGAAGCAGGGCGATGTAAAACATAAGAAACCTTTTGCAGAAGCAGGTAGCCCAGCACAACAGGCCGCTATTGCTATTGCTAAAAAGAAAGAAAAGGGCATGGCAGAAGGTGAAAAGACTATGAGCCGTGCTGCCAAAGGTAATGAAAAATATGGTAAGGATGGCATGAAGGCATTGGCCAAAGCAGGTCGTGAAGGTGCCAGTGAAAAGAAACTAGATGCTATTCGCGACAAGCACGATCACTATAACGAAGGTGTGGCGGAAGAAAGTGATAAACAATTCGCACAGCGTATGAAGAAGAAGGCAGCACAACC